AGGTGTAGCAGTAAGTGTAATTGTTGTACCATTACCAAGGGCCGTATAAATTTCATTAAAGTTAGCGTTTATAATTGTACCGCCGGCACGTAGGTTTGAACCTGTTCCGTCGTTAGCTATCGCTCCTAAATTAAGTGTTTGTTTAGCCATTGATTATTCTTTTGTTATATTTATACATATATTAAGGTGTTGTGTCATCAAAAGTTATAGGGTTTCCATCATTATCTAAAGTTTGGTCAAACGTAGTTATTGTATTATCAAATTGATTTCTTGGTGCAATAAGAGCAATTTCTGCTGGCATTGTAAGTTTTGTTTTTATAAATCTACCTAAGTCTGTTGAACAAAATAATAATGTATTGTCTTGTCCATCTAAAGATGTTCTTGTACCAAAGGTAACGTTATTACTTAATTCAGATATAGAATAATTTGTACCTGCTGTTGAAAATGTTTTAAAAACTTCTCTATTGATTGTACCATAACGTGGGCCGGCATAACCATAACCTTGACTAATTGTAACACTATTAAATATCCCTCTTACTCTTGATGTATAATCAATTCTTAATGGCACTCTAACTAAAGTTACATCTCGTGTTGTGTTACTAAAAGGAGATATTGTACTTGTATCAAAATCAGCAGGCACACCTAATTTAGCATTTGCTCTTAAAGTTGTACCATCATCAACTGTACCTAATCTTCTTCCTACGATTGTTGCAAACAATGTATTAATAATTGCAAAGAACGGCTCATCAATAATACCTGAAACACTACCAACAATAGGTGCAGATATACGAGCATTCAATCTAGTTTCTATATTAACTTCAGAAGCTAAATAAAAACCTGAAGTATGCATAGTTTTTTTAAAGTCATCTCGCCAATCTGAAATTGATCTAGCAACTTTTATAACATAAGAAAAATCTTGATAGTATAAACTATCTTGTATGTTCATTGTATTTTCTGAAAGAAAACCATCTTCATTTATAAATCTACCATCTGTATCAGCAACAGCACCAATTGTTAAAGTAGCTGTAGCACTATCTATTTTTCTAATTGTAGCTGAACCACTTGTACCAACAACTGTATTGCCTACACTAATTGTACCTGAATTATTTTTTAATGATAATAGACCTAACGTAGAATTAAAACTTACTACAGTAGCTGTAACACTACCATTAATTGTTACACTAGAATTTGCAGCAAAAGTACCTGTTACTCCTGTAATAATACAATTTTTAAATAAATTAACAGTAGGCGGTGTAGGAGATAATTGGTGATTTATTCCTAACTCAACTAAATTTAAATCTAATACTCTACCTATTTCACTTCCAAAAGCTTTTAATATAGCACCTGTGCCTGAAGAACTAATTGTAACTGTAGGTAAAGAAGTATATCCTCCACCACTATCGTATAAAAATATATCGGTAATATCTTCAACATCTGTGCCGGACTCTTGTACTATTTTATTACCAAAGTAAGTATCGTCTTGTGTAGTGCCTTCTTCTAATACAATATGATCTTCTGTTAAACTAGTACTATCTTCTAAAGTTATACCGCCATTAACAACAGAAATAAATCCTGCAGCGCCAGCGCCGTTTGTTGCCGTATTAACAAAAATTAAATCATCACCAATAGAATATCCTGTTCCTGCATTGTCTATAATTATTTCTGTAATTCCACCTGAACCAATTGTTTTAGTTTGAATAATTGCACCGTCTCCGCCACCTGTTATTGTTGCCGATTCGGCTGTTGTATGTAAAGATCCATCATTTGATATTACTTTTGAGATAGGTATTCCTGAAATTGTTGCTTCAATTAAAATATCATCTATATCGTCAACTGTTCCTGTTATATTTTCACCTACAACAAAACTTCCTTCAATACTATCTGCATTTAAAATAAATTCTGATATAGAAGTAGAACCAATTAAAAATTTAGTTACACTTTCAACTATAGCCGTTGCATTTGATGTTGTACCTGTTATTGGCCTGCCAACTAAATTAGAAGTTTCACCTGCTACAGTTATAGCTCTTAAAACTTTATTTGTTGTAAATTTACCATCAGATACTCTTAAAATTTGTTCACGTGGATAAAACGTTTCTGATACTTCATCAAAAAGTAATCTAAAAAATACTTCGTGTCCTGTTTTTGTACCTTTTGATTTATATAATGATTTAACATTTTTAATTAGATTTCTTTTATTAACATTAGAATTTAAATTTTCAGGTAACGTAGTTAAAAATTCATTTCTAAAGTTACTTAAAAAATTAGATATAGCTTTATCAGGATCTCTAAAGTTTAATAACTCTTGTATATTATTTACTGGATTTGGTTTGTAATTATTTACAACTGCACTTGCATTAGAAGATGTGCCTAATATAGTTTCTCCCATAATAAATTTATCTTGTGCTACAATAAACAATCTACTGTTATCTAAATCTTCTGATAATATTGTAGATGTTGCTTTTGAAGTTTGGCCTGTAATTGTTTCGCCTCTTGTAAATTTACCAAACGTAGAACTTTCTAAAAGTATTTTATCGCCTTCATCTAAAGCTGTTCTATCAGAATCAATACGAGAGCCATCTAATAGTAATTCATTCTGTTGGTTTGTTTGAGTTTCTAATTGAATGCCGTCTGTAGTTTGAATTGATGTAACTGCTAACTCGGCAGCTTCCATAAATGAATAATATGTTTTTAAAAATTGTAAAAATTTAGGATGGTCGTCAAGTACAAAATCAGGTACTTGTGAACCTATAAGGTTTGAAAGTTTATCTTTGAATATAGCCATAAAAAATTAATAGCTAGTTGAAGTTGAGTAACCTACTCCTGCATCAGCTGAACCACCTATAAAAGTATCTACTTCTACTGTAACATTAGAATTTTCAACATCAATCTCTACGATTTGATCTCTTACTGGAACAATATCGTTTGAATTTGGTTTAACAATTAATTCTATAACTGTTGAAGCTTCGCCTCTTATATTTTCCACTGTTGTTATGTTTAAAGAATTTAAAGTAATTTGTCCTGTTGTATAACTAATAGTACCTTGTGTATTATTTGCATATGTTCTTACTCCACCTGATGACCTGTATCTTCTTACATTACCTTCACCATCATCATCTAAAAAATAAATGTTAGTTGTGTCACCACTTACTTTAAATCCTGATGACTCTAAAATACCACCTTGTGAAGCATTATAACCTGACACAGGATTATATAATGCGTTTCTAAAGTATATGTTGTATTTTGTAGATGAACTTAAAGTTGGTGTAAATGTTTTTTTAATTTTAATTGTTGTTATGTTTGATATTATACTTGTATCTGTATCGTCAATTAAACCTAATAGTTTTGAATATCTGAATATGCCATCAAATTTCTGTAAAGTGTTTGTATTGTAATCAGTAATAGTGCTTAATACATCTGATTTTAAAGTTGCAGCTGATTTTGTAGTTAATCTTGAATCATATTTTACATTACTTGTAATTAAAACAGAAGTTGTTTCAGGATCCACAATAACTGGCCTTACTGAAGCAACATTAAATGGCCTTAATGATGACACTATACTTGCTTTAGTAGAAGTTGTTAACGTAGAACCACTGGCCGCTTTGATTGCAATTTTAACTGTACCATAAACAGGAGTTTCATCATCTTCTCCACCCCAAGCACTCACTGATAGAGCATTAGGATAAATTGATTTTACAATTGTTTCATAATCTGAAGTTGTAACGGCACGATTTTGTGTTGCATAACCTAATGGTGCATTGAAACGAATTGACTCTTTAGATTCAGCAGCATTACCACCTTGTGATACAGAATTAGTTGTAATTGTAATATCAGAAAATCCACCGATAGTTGTTGCTAAACTAAATGTAGAAGCTCCATTTGATTCATCTCTATTTGTAACAATGTATTCTAAAATTACTATATTGCCTGTTGAAACAGCCGCACCTAAAACACCATCACCAAAATAAACTTCAAATTTACCATCATCTACTTCTTGTAAAAAATAAACTTTAGATGTATCTGTAACACTATTAAAACCACCTGCTAATGAATAAATGTTTGTAGTTGTATTTGTAGAACTTTCTTGTACTGATACTTTGAGTGTTGTTGTATCAGCATTTGCATTTTGAATTATGTATTTTTGGTCTGGATCTTCATTGTCAACTGTATATCTAAATGTAACTAAAGT